GAAGATGGGTCACTTACTTGCTGTCCATAATGAAAAGTTAGCAAAGCAAGATAAAGTAGATGAGGTGTTGTTCGAGAAGGTAGATAATTTACACAGCAGTTTAAAGAGAGAGACAGACGCAATAAAGAAAGGATGTGAGAGAGATATTAGAATGGTAGATGAGAGACTTAGGACGATGGAGAAGAAGATGTGGAGCATCTTTGGTGCACTCAGCATCATATCATTCTTAGTCAGTCCAGTAGGACAGAGGATAATCAGACCTATATTGACAAACGCTACGTCATCTGTTAGCATGGTAGAACCAATAGGTTCTGATGAGTTATCTCGATACGAAGTATCTTAATCTAGCTTCTGCTTCCTTACAAAAATATAAGAAGGTAAAGACAGGTTTATATACATTTCGCTGCCCTTACTGTGGCGACTCAAAAAAGAATAGAAACAAGACTAGGGGATACATCTTCCAAGTCAAAGGGGATCACGTGTTCAAGTGTCACAACTGTGGCATCACGAGATCCTTTTCCAATTTCCTAAAAGAACATGCACCTCATGTATATGATGAGTATGTCATGGAAAGATATAAGGAGGGAACTATTGGTGGTAACGTTCCCAAACCAGATCTTACACAGTTTATTTCCAAACCAAAGTTTGATAAAAGAACTGTAGATCTTGAAACATTATCTTCGCTAAATAATTCGCATCCCGCAAAACAATATATCCTCGGTAGGGGTATTCCAGAGAACAAATTAGATAGGTTATACTATTGCCCTAAGTTTAAGGAATGGACTAACACACAGAAGCACACATTCTTTGATACCACTACCGATGAAGACAGAATAATTATCCCACTGAACTCTGCCGATGGTAATCTAGTAGGTTTCCAAGGCAGATCTTTGTCTCCAGTGGCAAAGATGAGATACATTACTGTGATGCTAGATGAGAATGCACCAAAACTATACGGACTAGACCACTTAAACAAAAATGACACAATCTACATCGTTGAAGGACCGCTTGACTCGTTCTTCTTGGAAAACTCGGTTGCAATGTGCGGTTCCGATATTGATATTCGGACGTTTGGTTGGAGCGATTATATTTGGGTTTATGATAACGAACCTCGCAGTAGACAAATCACAGACAAACTCTCCAAGTCCATCGACAATGGAGATCAGGTAGTCATCTGGCCGTCACAAATTCGTGACAAAGACCTTAACGAAATGGTCAACTCTGGCATTAATGTCAAAAGTGTGATACAATCAAATGTGTATCGCGGATTAGAAGCAAAACTACAATTATCTAATTGGAAAATATGAGTAACGAGATTAACGTCATCAAAAGAAATGGTGACAAAGATCCTTTGAACCTGTCTAAGGTTCATAAAATGGTAGAGCATGCTTGCGAAGGACTCGCAGGAGTGTCATCATCACAAGTTGAGATCAGCAGTGGTCTACAATTCTTTGATGGTATAAAGAGTAAAGAGATACAAGACATCCTCATTAGATCTGCATCAGATCTTATATCATTAGATAATCCTAATTATCAATACGTTGCTTCTAGATTATTGCTGTTTGGTTTACGCAAACAGTTGAACAATCACTATGAGAATCATCCATTCATATTAGATCACGTCAAGAAGTGTGCAGACCTAGACATATATGATAAGACAATCATTAAGAAATATACCGAAGACGAGTGGAAACAAATAGATAGTTTTATAGATTATGGTCGTGACTACCTGTTCAGTTATGCAGGGTTACGTCAGGTAGTAGACAAGTATCTTGTCCAAGACAGAAGCAGTGGCGAACTCTATGAGACACCACAGCAGATGTATATACTGATCGCACTTACACTATTCCAAAATTATCCAGAGGAGAAAAGATTAGATTATGTCAGAAGATACTACAACGCAATCAGCAAACACCAAATCAACATCCCAACGCCAGTCATGGCAGGAGTCAGAACACCCCTACGACAATTTGCCTCATGTGTTCTTGTTGATGTTGATGACACCCTCGATAGCATTTTTAGCAGTGACATGGCTATTGGTTACTATATTGCACAAAGGGCGGGAATCGGTATTAACGCAGGTAGAATCAGGGGCATCAACGCTAAAATCAGGGGCGGGGAAGTGCAGCACACAGGCGTTATCCCTTTCCTCAAAAAGTTTGAAAGCACTGTCAGATGTTGCACTCAAAATGGCATCCGTGGTGGATCAGCAACTGTCCACTTCCCCATCTGGCACCAAGAGATAGAAGATATACTTGTTCTTAAGAACAACAAAGGAACAGAAGACAACCGTGTAAGAAAACTTGACTACTCCATACAGATCTCAAAACTATTCTATTCTAGGTTCATGGCGAATCAGGAGATTAGTCTTTTTTCTCCTCATGATGTGCCAAGGTTGTATGATAGTTTTGGAACTCCAGATTTTGATGAACTATACGTAAAGTATGAGAAGGATGCATCTATACCTAGAAAGGTTATAGGTGGTCAAGAGTTATTCTTTGCACTACTAAAAGAGAGAGCAGAGACAGGACGTATCTATATCATGAACATCGACCATTGTAATAGTCACAGTTCATTTAAGGACAAGGTTAACATGAGTAACCTATGTCAAGAGATCACACTACCAACAGATCCTATCAACCACATAGATGACGATGGTGGAGAGATAGCATTGTGTATTCTATCTGCAATCAACGTAGGTAAGATCACACAACTAGATCAGATGGATCAGTTATGTGACCTAGCAGTTCGTGCACTAGAGGAACTCATAGACTATATGCAGTATCCTGTCAAGGCAGCAGAACGTAGCACAATAGCACGTAGGTCATTGGGCATAGGATACATTGGTCTAGCACACTATCTTGCTAAGAATGGACTCAAGTATGATGACCCAGAAGCATGGAAACTAGTCCATGACTTGACAGAATCGTTCCAGTATCATCTACTAAAAGCATCAAACGAACTAGCAAAAGAACGTGGTGCATGTGAAGGGTTCGCTCATACTAAATATTCAGACGGTGTGTTACCAATAGACACCTATAAAAAAGAGGTTGACGAATTAGTCCCTAATGTATTAAACTATGATTGGCATAGTCTTAGGACATCTATCTTACAGCACGGACTCAGGCACAGCACTTTGTCCGCACAAATGCCTTCAGAGAGCAGTTCCGTTGTGTCAAACGCAACCAACGGAATCGAACCACCTAGAGATTTCTTGTCCGTTAAGAAATCAAAGAAAGGACCTCTTAAGCAAATTGTTCCAGGTTTTCCACATCTAAAGAACAATTATACATTGCTGTGGGATATGAAAGATAACAGTGGTTACATCAAAGTAACTGCTGTTATACAGAAGTTCCTAGACCAAGCAATCAGTGGTAACTGGAGTTACAATCCAGAGAACTATCCAAACGGTGACGTTCCTATGTCAGTAATGATAAAGGATCTCATAGACACTTACAAATACGGTTGGAAAACTTCTTACTATCAGAATACTTACGATGCGAAGACTGATGTTGATGAACCATCACATTCAGTAGGTTGGCATGACAACGTTGAGGAAACAAAAGTTTCCACACTAGAATCTCTAGTTAATAGTATAGAAAATTCAAACGAAGAAGAGTGTGAAGGATGCACAATTTAAAAGACGAATGGGCAGTTAACAACATGACAGGAGTGACGGTTTTTAATACAAACCACGTTGACACAAAGAAGCAACCAATGTTCTTTGGTCAACCATTAGGAATGCAGAGATACGATGAATTCAAGTATCCTGTATTTGACAAACTAACTAACCAACAGCTAGGTTATTTCTGGAGACCAGAAGAGGTCTCACTACAGAAAGATAGGTCTGACTATAAGACACTTACACCTGAGCAGAAACATATCTATACTTCTAATCTGAAGTATCAGATCATGCTAGACAGTGTGCAAGGTCGAGGTCCTGGCATGGCATTTATGCCATACTGTTCCTTACCAGAACTAGAGTCTGCTATGAATGTATGGCAACTGATGGAGATGATCCACAGTAGATCATATACATACATTATCAAGAATGTGTATCCAGATGCAGGAGAAGTATTTGATACTGTTCTAGATGACCCTAAGATTATGCAACGTGCGGAGTCCGTCACGAGAGCATATGATGATCTTATAAATTCAGAGCATGAATTTGACTCTGGCAACCAATGGAAATTTGCAACAGAAGGACACCCCGCAGGAACTTATGACAGGAAAGAACTCAAAAGGAAACTCTACAGAGCAGTCCTCAACGTTAACATTCTTGAAGGCATTAGGTTCTATGTCTCCTTCGCTTGCTCGTTTGCGTTTGGTGAACTCAAAATTATGGAGGGATCCGCTAAAATTATCTCTCTTATCGCCAGAGATGAAAGCCAGCATCTTGTCCTTACTCAACAGATCATCAAAAAGTGGCAAGAAGGGGACGACGAAGAGATGATGAAGATCGCAGAGGAAGAGAAACCTAATGTGATCAACATGTTTAAGAACGCTGTAGATGAAGAGAAAGCGTGGGCAGAATATTTATTTAAAGATGGATCTATGATAGGTCTAAACGAGAAACTACTTGCACAGTATGTTGAGTTTACTGCTAATCGTAGAATGAAAGCAATCGGACTAGATCCTGTTTATGATATAGGACCTAGGAACAATCCATTACCATGGACACAATACTGGTTAAATTCTAAGGGTCAACAAAATGCACCACAAGAAACAGAAATTGAATCCTACGTCATCGGAGGAATCAAGCAAGACGTCACACAAGACACCTTCGCAGGACTCTCACTCTGATATAGAAGAAATGATGCAAGCAATTATTGATGCCGAGGACATCGACTATAACGATATGGCAGGAGGTTAGTATGACAAACTCTTACAACGTAGGTAGGAATCCCGACACATCGTGGAGACTAGATTACTTAAACAACAAAGCGAGGTTATCAAAACGACAACGAGAGTTGCTAGAAGGAGGACCTCATAGTTTATCTCAAGCATGGTTACTAGGAGCGATGCATCAGGATTGGAAAAGGATGAGAGGTATCAAAGAACCACCGTATCGTGAGTCAGGATATCAAACATCCATGAAAGAATTTTTCCAAAAGTATGAGTAAGATATGGAGAATATGGGCGAAGGCACTAGGTGACAAATCTGGCAAGACCGACAGGGAAGCAGACTTTATAGCAATGATTAGAACCTTTATCTTTCTCCAACTTATCATCACCAACTGTTTTATTGTTGGTGGAAACATTCGGCACTGGAACGATCATCACATTCCACCCTCTTACTCTATAGAAAATTAATGGCATACTTAGTTCACCCACTACCCTTACGTCAAGTGTGGGTCAAGAAAGAATATCTTTACGACCACCAGAAAGGACATGGTGAAATTACGCCAGGTTTATGGATATCTGTAAGGAGTATACAATCAAAAGCATTATACTTTGAGACATTACTAACTGACTATGGTGCACTGTTTGACAAGTTAC